TGGCTAAAGTAACTGATCCTGTATTGTTGGTTTTACCATTCATAATGCCATTAACTACTTCGGCTACACCTCTGGGATCACTACCGAAAGGGGGTAAAACTCTATACATTACCTAGTTCCTAGTGGGCTTAAATCAATATCCATTCCTACTGCTGATGTCCAACTACCTGTTGGGGTTAATTGTAGACGATGATACCGACCTACACCACGAACAGCTACTCTATTTTCGCTATTTGCTGCTGTTTGTGAGCCAAAAACTGTGGATTCTGATAAAAGCCTTCTTGATAACAAAGCCACCGAACCAGAGCCATCATCAACAATTGGTTTGACCATTGTGATAGCAGATGTAGAACCAGGAATCTCAATGTCTCCTGTCTCTAAATAAGCTGTGGCATTTGCACCTGTAAAGGTTACGATTCTTGCTCCATCGACTCCTGCTAACTGCAACTTACCGCCTAGCCAAAGTCGGCTATCAAAAGAGGTTAGGATTGTCTCTAATGTGCCATAAGCATCCATACCTTCTAGGGTTACAGCAGGGGTGGATGTAGAAGCCACCCGATCTACAGTAGTTGTGCCACTTGTCCATCTTTGGGTCTGATAGTTGTAAATCAACAGGCTATCAGGTGTAGATGAGCTTTGGCTTGCATATGCCCAAATAATCAGTTTCTTTGTTGGGTCTACAGCAGCCGACATCAGATACAAAGTGCCTTCATCGACCCGATCAAAAAAGAATCGGTTTACTTTCTCATTGCCAATAGGGATTACATTCTGACCATCACAGGCATAGAATCCATCATCTCCTAGAAAGAATGATGTGCCACCATATTGAATAATGGAGTTAGCCTCATAACATCCTAGGTTTCGGCTGATGTTGTCGAACTGGAATACCAATGGGCTACCAACATAAGACATCCTATGGATTGCTCGATCCATAAAAACTAACCCAAATTCACCACCAGTTACACCAACAATAGAGCCACCATCAGGAATATCCTGATAATCGGCTTGGGTTGTAGCTGAGTTAGTCCAACTAGACTCATCGCCCAATGCTGACCATTGCACCCGATTCTGATAGCTTGTTTGCCATCCAGAAACCACAAAGTCTCGGACTACAGTTACATATCTTGCTGTAGGTGCATCGGCTGCCAAGTCTGCAAATAATGTAGAGCTGTTGAGGTTATAGCCTTGTAATTTAGCCTGACCATTGGCAGCAATAATGACTGAGCCAAACTGAGTAAACTTCCATCTTTGGTCGGTAGCTGTTGAATACCCACCAGCCTTAGATACATCATCTAGGGATAAATCACCTTGATCTAGTTTAAATAGTTTTGTAGAACCACCAGCAAAGACCGATGTAGCACCTGCTGTTGTCTTGCCTGCTACCACATTGTTTAGATTCTCGGATGCTTGTGCTGAGTAATTAACAACAGTAGGAATAGCACCATAGCCTACCAACTTAGGGTAGACATTCTCGGCTCTCCTAAGACCATTAGTAATACCTGGCTGATCTGGTGTCCATTCTCCGAATGTTATTCTGCTTATTGCCATTGTTCTATTCCACTAGATATTTGAGTCCAAGTAGTCGATGTTGCAGCTATGCCTGTCCATGCCTCTGAGCCTGCTGTTTCTGCTGTCCAAACTGTAGCACTAGGTGATATAGCAGACCATGTTTCTGATCCTGCTGTTTCATCTGTCCAATTATCTCCCAGGACATTGCCACTTGCTACTACTGTTGCATTGGTTGTGATAGCACCACTAGCAGAGAATGTTGCTGTGCCTTGAGCTTCTACATAAACATAGGCTACTACTGTTCCTTGACCAGAATATTCGACACCGCCAAGGGCTGTTACTGTTGCCGATCCTGTAATATCTGCTGTCGATGTCCTAACTCGAATAGCCTCAGATTCCACAGAAGCATTGCCTGTAATTGCACCATCACCTGTTCTAACTCGGATACCTGTGCTCGAAACAACTGCCTCTGCATTGACATCAGCAGATCCAGCCAATACTGCAATTCCTGTTTCTGTAACTGTTGCTGTTCCATTGATTTGTCCTTCTCCTACCAATACCCTGACAGCTTCGGCTGTTACTGAGGCATTAGCAGTTATGTCTGCCGATGTAGTGCGGATAGCATAGCCATCTGCTACTACTGTGCCACTTGCAGTAATGTCGGCACTTGATAATCTTGTTCTTTGTCCTTCTGCTACTACAGATGCATCTGCTGTAACTGCTGCTTCGCCTGTTCTTAAGCGAGTTCCATCAGCACTTACTGAGGCATCGGCTGTAATAGATGCAGATGGGAATTTGACACAGAGGGTAGTCCATACAGGGTCATCAAAAGAGATGTTTAGCTGATCTAGATTCCCTAAGGAATCCATATCCTCCAATCTCCAATTACCACAGACCTCATCGGTTTCCCAATCATGGTCGAAAGAATATGGAACTTGCTCTAAATTCCCGAACTGATCTAACTGTTCGAGAGTTAGTGGCATTAGGCTAATGTAACTGTTAGGCTACCAGATGCAATCTTAAAAATATCGCCTGTATCAATGGTCTTTGAGGTTGTCAAAGGGGTATGGTAGAGGAGATTGCCTGTAGTCAATGCATCCCAAATGCCGATATGGGTAATTGTTCCCCAAGATCCTGTGGCTTGGTCAAAAGTAACATCAGCACTTGTAGCACTAGCACCATTAGCAGGTGAGGCAAAAGTAGCCGACTTACGAGCATAAGAACCACCGCTTACTTCTGTTCCCGATCCAGCATCAGTCGGATCTGCTGTATGCAGACTGACATAGACAGCAGCAGGAGAAGTAAAGGTTGTTGCTCTTAGAGTAGCATTGATTAGTGCATTCTCTAGGTAGTTTGACATTTCAGCCATTTTGATTCCTTATCGAGAGGTTACTTTCATTTGTAGAGGAACACCCGAATATTCACCATTCTGGTCAGCATTCGAGATATTGTTGATTGCTCGGTCATACAGAGAAGCCCATGTCTGGCTACGAGCATCATTAATTAAATAGGGTTCTGCCTCTAGGAGAGAAGCATATAACAAAGCATCGGGATAGTTAGCCAGGAATACATTTGATGCATTACTGTCAGACAATACAGTAGGCTTGGCATAATACAAAATCTCCAAGGTGTAGTTAGTATCTGGCTCTGGAGCTAATACAAACTCCGATGCCAAGATGGTGTAATAAACTGGCTTTCCTGACTCATCTGCTGGTGCATCCCTTGTAAATGAACTAGGAGATAAGTAAGTTATAGGCATCCTTGGATTGCCTTGGATATGGAGATCCCGAATCTCTAAGAAGTCTGTTGGTAGGGCTACTTTGCCATCACCGCCTACTGTCGGAGCTGTAGCAGACTTGAGCATCTCTCTTGTGCGGAGATCCCTAGCCATTCTTAGCTCGGCAAATCGAATGAAATCAGGGATAACCGATGTTAGGTCTGACCGACCTAGATAGTTAGCCACCGATGTCTTTAGATCGGAATAATTGGTATAAGGCATATCTCTCTCTTAATCTTTTGGTAGTTCGATGTTGTGCCACCCATAAACATACTGTCCAATATGCTTGATCTGCTTTGATAGGTCATGATCGACCCAAGTATCAAATCCTGCATCTTTTGCTTTGACACAAAAGTAAATATCCTCGCCTAGGATTCCTTCTTTAGGCAATTGCTCAAAGTAGAAGTAGGGTTTCTCTAGTCCTTCGATTACTTTGCGCTTAATCAGCATAACACCGCATCCGATGCCATCAGCCTTCTCAATGCCTGACTTTGCATTGGAATAAATCGGCATCCAATCTACTGAGCCATCCTCATTAATGTGGATGTTCTTAGCTGTCGGCTTGACAGGCTCAGACCTTGTAGTGGCATTGACACCGATAATGTCCTTATCATGAGCCATTAGCTTTAACAGGGTGTCCTTTGGAAACCTCATGTCAGCATCTACAAATAATAGGTAGTCTGCCTTAACTTCTAATGCTGTTTTTACAAGATTGTTCCTC